TCGATCAAGACGATCAACGATCGACGGAACACGTCTCCGCGAATCATGAGGATAGCCACGAAGTGACCTCGAACGCTTCCAACGAGAAAGTGGAGACCGACGAACAAAGCCATAACGAGGAGGAGCTGGAAGGGCTTCCGGCCGACGAACCAAGCCCCACCCACGACGACGAGGAGGAGCCGGAAGCCCTTCCGGCCGACGAACCAAGCCCCACCCACGACGAGGAGGCCTTGGTCACACCGGACAAAGAGGAGACACGAATCGTCAGTCGCGACGAAACGGAAACCACTGTGGTATCGGACAATCACAACGAGACCATTGGATTCGAAGACTCGGACATCGAGTTCGATATCGACATCGAGACCGATCCTCCCCAATCGGCTGCTACCGCGACACGAAGCATCGTAATAAAAGGAAAGAAAACCCACTCGTCCAAGATTCGTCAGCTACTCGGAGTGAACATCGCACCGGACAGTTTTAAAAACGAAGCTATTCGTAAAAAAATGAAACGCAATCTGCTTCGTCAAAGCGGAATGTACGGTATCGCGTCGTCTCGGTTCGATAGTTGAAAAAATCGTGTGTTTGAATAATACAAATATGGACGTGTATGCTGTAGGGATTTCGACTTTGGTGGCCACCCTCGTGACTTTGTACACCCTCTATTCGGATCGGAAGGATGCGCAAAAATCAAAACGCCAATACGCGATCGTGTTTTGTTCTGTCTTGGTCATCACGTACATGTTGTACGTGTTGTGCACGGACACGAATGAGAACAATCAGATGTTCGACAACATGAAGAGTGGTGAACCTCCGTTTTGAAGGGATCGAATATTTTGTCATGTAATATAACGAAGTGTACAATGAGATTGGAGTTGAAAAAGTTTGACATCACCTCAATTGATGACGACAAAGTTGTTGTAATGATTGGCAAGCGAAACACCGGAAAGTCTTTCCTGATCAAGGATTTGTTGTACTACAACAATCATTTTCAACTCGGCACTGTGATCTCGGGCACCGAGTCCGCGAATCATTTTTACGGAGCGATGGTTCCCAAAATGTTCATCCACGACGAGTTTACCGATCGGGTCGTCGAGAACGTGGTCAAACGTCAGAAGCACGTCCTCAAGAAGAAGGACGAGGAGGAACGAACATACGGTCAAAGCAGTATTGATCCGAAGTCGTTCCTCATCCTGGACGACTGTTTGTACGACTCGAGTTGGACGAAGAACGTGAACATACGAGCGTTGTTCATGAACGGGCGACATCTCAAGATGTTTTTCATCATTTCGATGCAGTATCCGTTGGGTATCACTCCCAATCTGCGCACAAACATCGATTACGTGTTCATCCTGCGCGAAAACATCTTCGCCAATCGCAAACGGATATACGACAACTACGCGGGGATGTTTCCAACATTCGAAGTGTTTTGTCAGGTGATGGATCAGTGCACCGAAAACTTCGAGTGTCTCGTGATTAACAACACGACAAAAAGTAACAAATTGGAGGACAACGTGTTTTGGTACAAGGCTAGCACGCACCCTCCATTCAAAATCTGTAATCAAACCTTTTGGGACATGGCGAACAACATGAACGACGACGAGCGCAACGAGGAGTCGTTCGATTCCAAATCGTTCGCTTCGAAGCGCAAGCACGTGATTAACGTGAAAAAAATGAACGCGCGTTAGGTCCGAACGGGTTGTTTCTTGCTTTGCTTCTGTTTTCTCTTTTTCGAATCGTCCGGACGACCCGCGCTTCGCGCGTCGTGTTCGTTCTCGAACATGTCATATTTGAGGTACCCCAACGAGTCTTCGTATTGGTTACGAGGGATGAACTTGTGCTTTACCACCTGATGATTGCGCAAGTATTCGATTTGATCTCTGTAAAAGCCGTCGACCACAAGGATAATACCCAAGAACAACAAAAGCAGCAAAATGCTTGACATTTATTTTAGTTCGGTTTTTTATTGATCGTCCACAAGCGCCTTTTGTTTCCCTTTCTCTTTCATCCACGGATCGGCGTCGAGCGACGCATCCTCCTCGATCGTCACCGACTCGGTTTGCCCGGACGAGGAGGACGTGCTCGGGACATTCTCTTTCTTGAGCTCCTCCTCGTTCTCCAAGCGAAGGTGTAGATCCTTTTTGCGCTCGTTGTAATGCTCCGAGGCGCTCTCGATGTTTTTGTAGTAGTTGCTCATCAACGTGTTGAGCTCGGTCTCCGCGAACTCCTGCTTATCCAACTGGTTCGGATCCGGATTCCACGGACACCAACATCCCACCTCGGCGATGTAAATATTGAACTTGTTGTCGTCCGCGATTCGTAGCGTCTTGCACCGATTCTGAGCTTCGTCCAAAGAGTCGTAAACGCCTCGGATCTTAAGCGCCTGCACGGAAGTGCGGAATTCGTGCGCTTCGTCGAATTCGCGTTGCAGCTCCATTTCGTGAGTGTGTTTGAAGAATTCGAAGTCGCCTTGGATGTCGTCGCACAGAATCCCCGGATGGGCGTCGCGCAGAGAGCGAATCTGGTCCGATTTGTCCGGATAGTGCTCTTCGATCGAAGACAACATCATCTTCAAATCGTTCGAGAAATTCTTGACATATTTTTCGAAGAAAAACACGTGTTTATCCTTCAAGATTTGATCCGGGTGGATGAACGACACGCACGCATAGTTTTGACCTCTCAACGGAGAGTCTTGAGTGAGGAAATCCTTTTCCGACACAGGAATCATCCTAGGTGTTTGATACCTAACGAGCGTCTTCTATTTTTAAATAAAAATGATCGCGCCTGATATCTTCTAAAAAAAACGGGAAAAAAATCTGTCCATATAAAGTAAAACCTTGAGTATGAGCGGTTCCTTCGATATGGTGGAGATCTTCGTGCGCATCCTGAAGTACTTGATGGAGGGCTTGGTGGTGTCCACCGCCGCATTCATGTTTCCCAACAAAAAGATGCCGGTCGAGGACGTCATTCTGATCGGCTTCGTGGCCGCCGCGACCTTCAGCCTGCTGGATCTGTACAGCCCGAGTCTAGGCGTGAGCGCGCGCTCCGGCGCCGGCATGGGCATAGGAGCGAATCTCGTCGGTTTCCCGTCGATGCGTACCGTGCCCGACGTGAGCAAGACCATGACCGGACCTTAAATGCTTCGTATGAACTTCCACCCCAGATCCTGACAAATGTTACGCCATATTTGCTCTTGCTGATGCAGCTTGTCACGGCTTTTCAGCAACGGAAAATATTTGAGATACTCGTCCTTCTCGAGTAACTGTATGAACTTATGGATCACGTAGGAGTAGGAGAGGAAATTCTTCCGATTCAACGGCGAATGCTTCAAAAAAGGTACTTGAATCTCCTTGAACATATTACGAAGCTTTTCTTCTAATTCTTGAGTCAAATTAGGATTCGGAATACCCGTGATACGATTCAAAATATAAGGGATATGCTCGTAGTACTTGTTAATCTTCAGTTTTTTCAATATTTCTTTTATTTTTCGTCGATTCAAATCTTGCACGTTCACGATACGTTGCTTCTTAAGTTCCAATAGGATCTTGTCGAACACCTCCTCCGGGATGTCCGTCGTCTCTTTGCCTTGTATTTGATTCAACCACTCCTGATAATGATTGATCCGTTTGTATGAAAAATAACTTATTTCTTTAGGTGGATCCTTGTATGAGGGTTTCTCGTTGTCCGTCAGAAGATTGTCGATCGCGTAGCACTTGTTGCAATACGACAAGCTATCGTGGTACAGTACCGTCTTTTCCAAAGAACCGCAGTGGCTGCAACATATCGCTTGATTGTTGTCAATGCTATCGTTGATGTAATCATTGTCGGTGTATGACAGATACTCGTCGAGTAGCGCCGCGCGATTCATTTCTGTCTTCGGAACGGTAGCCGGAGTAATGGAAGGGGAGACGTTCGTCGTTTTCGAAGGCGTTTTGAAATAATCGATGATCGATTTTCCACCGGAGCCGACGTTCGTGTTTTTGGAGGAGAAAACGGACTGCATACGTTCGTCGGTGTTGTTTTCCACGAGATTGTAGTAGTTGTAAAGGATGTCGCTCGTGTTCGCAAAGTAGCTAATTTCAGACGCACGCGAACGCATCTGCTCTATCTGAGTAGTAAGCTGCGCCTTCGTTTCGCGCAAGTGGACAATATTACGAAATTCATCATCAGTTTTCTCCCGATTTGCTTTCGCTTCGATACGATGGATTTCATCGGAAACGACATTCAATTCTTCCACTAATTCGTCGATCTTTCCGCTGTTCTTCTCGAAGGTTTCTAGATTGTGTTTATGGCAGGAGTCAAGTGTTTTGGTAGTTTTTTTGTAGTTGCACGATCGTTTTAAGGCAGGGCTCTGTTTCATTCGAGGCAATTTATGATACAAGGGATCGTTGTGTTAAATCTTAAATGGCTATAAAAAAAATGTTGCGTTATATTAAAATATAATTCTACCATGGGTGGAGGACTTATGCAACTGGTGGCCTACGGCGCGCAAGACATCTATCTGACTGGCAACCCTCAGATTACCTTTTTCAAGGTGGTGTACCGTCGTCACACTAACTTCTCTATGGAGTCAATCGAGCAGACTTTCAACGGTACCGCCGATTTCGGCCGTAAGGTGACCTGCACCATCTCCCGTAACGGTGACCTGATCCACCGCATTTACCTTCAGGCAGAGTTCGCCCAAGCGCCGAATGATTGGGCTGGGCACAAGCTTGTGAAGTCCGTCGAGATCGAGATCGGTGGTCAGCGCATCGACAAGCACTACGGCGAGTGGCTCCACATTTGGAACGAGCTTACTCAAACCGCAGGCCACTGGAAGGGCTACAAGTCCATGGTGGGGGGCCACGGATTCAACTCCACCGATCCCTCTAAGACCTCCTTCGACGGCGAGACCAACGTGGTGTACGTGCCCCTGCAGTTCTGGTTCTGCCGCAACCCCGGTCTTGCGCTGCCTCTGATCGCTCTGCAATACCACGAGGTGAAGATCAACATCGAGTTCGGTTCCCTTGCTGCCGTCGGTGGTTCCGAGATGACGTCCGCCTCTCTGTACGTGGACTACATCTACCTCGACACGGACGAGCGCCGCCGTTTCGCGCAGGTGTCTCACGAGTACCTGATCGAGCAGCTGCAGTTCACCGGCGACGAGTCCGCAAGCACCAAGATCAAGCTCAACTTCAACCACCCCGTGAAGGAGCTTATCTGGGTCGAGAAGGGCGACGACCCCGAGGTGGGCACCTATATCTCCACTTACGAGACCGCCAAGCTGCAGCTCAACGGCCACGAGCGTTTCTCCGCTCGCAAGGCGAACTACTTCCAACTGGTGCAGCCCTACCAGCACCACGAGCGCGTGCCTGATATCGGCACCGGTATCAACGTGTACTCCTTCGCGCTCAAGCCCGAGGAGCATCAGCCTTCCGGTACCTGCAACATGTCTCGCATCGACAACGCCACTCTCAACCTGTCCGGCGTGGACACCACCGATAACATGGTGAAGGTGTTCGCTGTGAACTACAACGTGCTGCGCATCATGAGCGGCATGGGCGGCCTTGCGTACAGCAACTAAATTATTTATCACAGTTACTTCACTGTAATTTCTATTTTTTGTATTCGCATTCTGTCGACATTACGATCGACCTTGCGGAAAAAATTGAAAAAAAAGTCCCAGGATCACACTCCTACTCGACCACAATGGCGAAATTGATGCCCATTCCCGAGACTTCGGTCTACAATGAAATGGAGGCTCGATCGTTCGACCTCGACGACACGCGAAACAAGAAGAGGGTTCGGCTTCATCCGTTGGTGAGGCACCCCACTCTGAATATGGGGCGCGACACCGAGACGAACAATCTGATCCTTCCGAACACCGGCACCACCGAGACTCTCGTGGCTACAAGGAAGAACCACCTCTATTTCACCAAGTGCATGAACGAGTGCTGCTGGTATGTTAAAGACGGCGGTAGCGCCAACGGAACGTACTTGAACAACATCAAACTCAGCCCGAGTGGTTGGACGAAGCTGAAAGATAAAGATGTACTTCAAATCGGCGGTCCGCAGAGAATCAAGCACATGCGCAACGGAAATATTAAATTGAATCCTTATCAGTACGTTTTTCAATCACCGACGTCGCCCATCAAGACCGACGACGACCATGCAGTTGTCAATGACGAATGTTTTCCGATTAAATCGGACGCGGATCCGATAGACACCAACGACTTCAGACAAAAGAAGATTCCGAAGCTCGTCATCCCCGATTCGATCTCCAAAGACGGGGCGATTAACGTCGCGATGCATCTACTGAAGCTCGTCTTGTATACCAAAACCAACGAAGCGATGACCGGTCACTACAAGGATGTGTTGATCAGCGCCGCGTTGGATTTGCTCAAGAAAGTGTGAGGCCTCCACACCACGTCGAAATCGTAATTCGACATTTTTTTTTTGCGATTCAAAAAAAAACTTAGCAAAAAAACAAACACAGGTAGAATGTACGGCACCGTGATACTTTTCGTCGTCATCGCGTTTTTAGGATTGATTATTCGTGAGTTTAGCCTTAAAAACCTCGAACATTTCGATGTGCAACGTATACTTTACACGGGTGACTATTGGAACGAGTATCGAATCGGTGATTTGTATCATTTGTGGCACAAAGAGATGACGTTCTCGCGCGACAGAACGAATATGCCCAATTGTAGACAGGGGCGATGTTTTCCGATAGATTTGTACTATCATCGCACTCACTTTCCGGGCTCCATCGCGGCCAACTATCATGAGCACAACGTCAACGGAACCAATAATAACAAAGTCGCTATGATGGAAGCTATTCGAGACTACGAAAAATCACACCCTTATATCCCGACCGACTGTGTGCTGCACATGCGCGTGGGAGACGTGGTTAATGATAATTTGACAATGTACACGAAAATAGACAACAAACCATGGTGGGACAGATTGATTACTCAGCTGGGGACGCACCCGGAAATCAAAACGATCACGATTATCGCAGGGATGCACAAAAAAATCCCCGAGCAAAAGTCGATCGAATTCATCAACTCTGTGCAAACGATGTTGAATGCGCGCGGATACAAGGTGGTGTTAAACTTGGGGCGATCTCCGGACGACGACATCCTGACCGCCTATCACTCCAAATACGTGGTCTCCACCGGCGGTGGCTACGGACGCCTGCTCGTGGAATTCGCTTGCGACAACGGATCCAAACATATCGTTCCGTGACTAAACGGTTTCGATCGCCCAAGTGGTACGAACCCACTCGCAGTTTTGGAGATACACTTCGATGTTCGCGAGTTCTTTGAAAAATCGATAAACGAATCCCCAATGGGCCATGACGACCATACGGTGATGCGGTAGGTTTCGAAGCTCGTTGTAGAACTGTTGATAAGGCTCCGGCTTGTTGTCGATGTTCCACCACTCGTCTCCGATGTCCTTGAGTCGAACATCTTGGAATCTAGGGAAACAGGTCAACGTCGGATCCTTCGCGAGTTCGATTGGATCGTGGCCGATGTTCTCTTGGCAGCCCGAGAAACATTCGGCGCATAACGGATTCGCAACAATCGGCGCGGAGACATTGGAGAACGCTACGCAAGAGGTTTGGATGGCGCGTCTCAAAGGAGACGTTACGATGATTTCCGGAGACCATGTGATGGACGTCTTTTGCAATTGAATCGCCTGCTGAACACCGTTATTCGTGAGCAAGGCGTCTTTGTACTCCGTCATGTGATGCGCGGGAGCGCCGATCGTGTTGGCGGTGCTTTGACCGTGCCGAACGAACCATACGACTTTGGTGTGGGAGAGGTTCTCGTACATCGGCTCCTTCGAACACCACGTTACCGATTTAAGGAACATGATGACAGTAGATATTGAGCAGGCATGGGAGGTGCTCTTTGGGTACCGGAAACAATTGATCAAATATTTTCAGACACCGAGGGACCAATTCCTCTCCCTGATTGTTCTTCCATTCTCCAACTACCGCACGTGAAAATCATCGCGTAGGTGCTGTAGTATCCAAACAACACATAAAGACAAAGATATCCCGCGTCCATCCACTCTTGTAGTGTTAAGGAAGATGATTGACGAGATCGCGTCCATCGACGAACTGTTCCGTATGCTGGTCCACACCGAGAGCGACATCGACTTACGATGCTACGAATCGCTCGAGTGCCCCGACACGTACGCGTTCGTGGAACCTCCGTGCGCGTACTATGCGAAACTGCTCGACGAATCGTTCTCCAAGAGGGCCAAACGTATAAAGGCGTCCCATCATGAGATTATGAAGTACTCTCGGTTGACGGCCAAGGAGGCTGCCAAATCTCTAGGGATTTCAATGTATCATCTGAGACTCGCGTGTCGACACTACGGATACTCGGTTTGGCCGAAGAGAGCCGGTAAACGACTTAAAGTGAGTCAGTTTGTATAGATTAAAACAGTATCCCTCCCCCACCACCCTCCCTCCGTTTTGAGCCATCGCCATGTCTCCCTACAACCCCAAAAATATTCTCCTTGAAGACCACGAAATGAACACCTTGCTTCAACGCTTCGGAGTCACAGAAACGCTTCGAGATATCAACAAATATCGCCGAGCGTTCGTGAACAAATCGTACTGCACGCGAAGAAACGAGAACTATGTGAACGGAAACGTTGATTGCCCTTCGGATTGTCTGCCTTTGCAGGAGGAGAGCAACGAGCGACTTGAATTTTTTGGAGACTCCATTTTGAACACGATTACGGCGAAATATCTCTTCGATCGTTATCCTAAACAGAATGAAGGCTTCTTGACCTTGATGCGTACCAAACTCGTGAACGGAACGATGTTGGCTAACCTCGCACGAAAACTGAACATATCGCGTTTTATGATCATTTCCGCGCAGATCGAATCGAAAAACGGGAGAGACTCCAAGAAGATCTTGGAGGACACTTTGGAAGCGCTGATCGGTGCGATTTATCTAGATTTTGGGCACGAGAACGAGGCGCTTGGGTTCGTGACCGCTCGAACGTGGATCGTCGGGATGCTCGAGACCCTGGTCGATTTTGTGGAGTTGATAATGACTAACATCAACTACAAAGACAAACTGGTGAAATTTTGCCATCGGAGTTTTCAGTTTTTACCTGTTTTTGAGGAGGTCTCCAACAAAAATAACCTGATCAAAGTGGCTGTGCGCGACAAAAACGGTACCACAATCGCGATCGCGACCGAGGGCACCAAAAAACTCGCAGAAACCACCGCAGCGCGCAAGGCGTTGGAATATTACGGCGAGAGCGTTTGAGCGAACTGCTCTTGACCTTGCTCGCGAAGTCGCGCCTGCGTATCGCTGTAGTCGTACAGGATCTTCTCATCGCTCATTAGCGCATGCAGCGTGGATTTTAGAGCGTCGATATCGTAAGTCAGTTCGATATCGGCCTCGGTCATCTGGGTTTCTAGCTTTTCCATTCGATCTAGTAGTTTTTGAAGGATTTTGTTGTCAACCGATTGACGATGTTTGAAGCGCATCAACACAATGGTGTTGAGCGCGTTTATTTCGCGACGCGCGTCCGAAAGCACTCTACGATGGTTCCTTGCCATTTTCTCCAAACGCCAATAGTTCCCGAAAGCCATCGCGAGGAGCATCACCAAGCCGATCAAACCGAGAATGGCGTACAACATCTTTGCTTTTAACGGACGAAATATTTTAGTGTTAAAAAAAATTGTTTTTTTCCTACGTGCATCTTAAACGTGTGCACGCACAACCAAACGATGCCGGTGGTTATTGTGGAGTCTTTCGCGAAAGCGAAGACGATACAAAAATATCTCAACGAGAAGGGAGCCACCGACAAATACGTGGTAATAGCGAGCGGTGGTCATGTGTGCGATTTGGTGAAAAAGAACGACGGTGTCAAGGATTACGTTCGTTTCGAGCCGATGTACGAGATGCTCGCCGACAAGGCGCATCTGGTGGACAACCTCAAGAAGAAAACCCGCGGACAGTACGTACTCTTCGCAGCGGACAACGATCGCGAAGGGGAGGCGATCGCATGGCATCTGCACCGTCTGCTCGCACCCAAACGCAGCGCGCGCATCGTGTTCAACGAGATCACGCGCTCCGCCCTTCAAACCGCGATCCAATCTCCTCGATCGATCGACGAGCGTCTCGTCGAGGCGCAGCAGTCTCGTCGCGTTCTCGATCGCATTATCGGGTTTTGTATGACGAAAGTGTTATGGAAACGGTTCGACTCTAGCGTCACGCTGAGCGCGGGTCGTGTGCAGTCCGTGGTCCTCGACACCGTCGTAAAACGCGAGGAGGACATCGACATGCACAAAACGACGCCGTACTGGACGTTGAACGCGAGCATTTCCTCCACCTCGGAGGAAAATGACGCGCAACTGTACGAGAGCGAACGCGTGTACCGTGCGGAGGCCTTGTCGACCGTGCACGCCATCCTCAAGTCGTTACAGCCTCGATACTATGTGGACGAGGCTCGTTCGGAGATCTCCAAGGTGCGGGAGTCCGCACCGGACCCTCTGACCACTTCGGCGTTGCAACAGCGTTGCGGCAGCATCGGTATGTCCGCCGCTCAAACGATGAAGTTCGCGCAAGAGCTCTATGAAGCCGGACACATCACCTACATGCGCACGGACAGTCGAGAGATCTCCGAAGAGGCGAAGAGGTCCATACGCGCGTACGTGACACGCTCGTACGGCGAGCAGTTTCTCGCAACGTCGCGAGCCAAACAAGGAAAGAAAGCGTCCAAGCACGAGCAAGGGGCGCACGAGGCCATACGGCCCACGCGATTCGAAGGGCGCGACTCCTCCAAAATCCCAAGCGGAAAGCCTCGGGCCTTGTACGAGCTCATTTACGATGTGACCGTCGCGTCGCAGATGACGCACGCGGTGTACGACGAAGCGCGGCTGTTCATCCGCAACGACGGGTTGAGCGCGTCCCGGTACTTCTTGGGGAAGAAACGAATGCTGCGAGAACCGGGGTGGCGCGCGGTCTTCGGGGGGAAACCGGAGCGCGCACCGACGCTTCTCAAAGGGAACGTTCCGATTGCGACCATCCACGCGCGTTGCGTGTGGACGTCTCCGCCCTCTCGATACACGGAGCCCGCGATGGTCAAGTTCATGGAACGAGAGGGGGTCGGGCGTCCCTCCACCTACGTATCCATCATGCAAAAACTGTACGAGCGCACCTACGTAGAGAAGGCCGACGTGCAGGGTGAGAAACGCGAGTACGTCCACATCGAATACGACACCAAACGTAAACGTGCTACGGAAACCAAAGAGAAGCGCCCTTACTACAGCGAACGCGGATGTCTCGTGCCCACCGACACCGGGAAAACGATCGCGACCTACTTGCGAGAGTCCTTCAAAGAACTCATGACCATCACGTTCACCGCCGATATGGAGACCAGACTCGACGACGTCGCGAAGGGCAACCGACGATACGTTGACGTGATGAAGACCTTCTATCCGAGCTTCGCACAGCGATGCGCTCGATTACAGGAGAAAACCGACCCAAAAATGACGGTTGACAACACCAACAGCCGCGTGATGAAGGACGGTCGCATCGTACGCGTGGGACGTTACGGTCCGCTCATCGAAACACCTCGCGCAGGAGAGAAGTCCGCGTTCCACGGTTTGAAACCGTATCTTGCTGCGACTCGCAAAACGTTGAAGGACATCGACGACGCGGACGTCCAACTCATCGTGTCGATGCCACGACGGGTGAACAAGCTGACCGTGGAGTACGGACGGTACGGATTCTACGTTCGAGACGAAGAGAAGCAGACTCGCAAGATTTACCCTAAATTCATCGCAAATATGCTTCGAAACGATTACGAGTTCCTGACAGCCTCACCAAGCACCAAACGGGGTAACGCCGTCGAAACTGCGAACAACCGTCGACGCTGAGACAGAGTGCTGCGTGCACAGGGTCTGCTTGTGGGAGTCGGAGAGCGGATGCGGCATGGACTGCGGAGGCAAGGGCGAGTTGTTCCCGGGGCGAAAGGAGTCGGGCGGCATCTGCGTGCGTGCTTGCGGAAGGGCAGCCATACCTGTCAGGACGGTCGCGTCGGGTATCACCGGCACATTGCCCCATGGGCCGCGAAAGGGTTCGCCCGTGTACAACCCGCCGTTGAGTTCCGGCGCCTTCGGAGGAACCACTTGATTGACATTCATGGAACACGGTTTTTTATTTAAGACAAGGTTTTTCTAGCGCCAATAAAATGACATCGAACAAACGTAGACGAGTAATGACTTCCGAAGAAATTATCGAGCTCGTGGAAACGATCCGACAAAGCCCCTTCCGTAGGTCACCCATCTTCGAACGCGAGTTTCGAAAGGAGAACGCGAGCGCGGTGGAGGCGTATCCGACGTTGATCGCGATGGCGTTCGAGACGGAGCACTTCGACATGGATCATTTGCGATTTATGTTGTGCCAGAAGAAGCAGGTGGACTCCAACGACGCCACGCAACACGAGGCCTCCGTGCAGGTGGGCAAACGCTTGGCAGACACCTTCGTCATGCCGAAGCTGACTACCCCCGAGGACTCTTCTTCTCTTTGATCGGTATGCCGTACTTTTTACACCACTCCACGCAGTAGCTCTCGTACCGACGCTTGTCGAACGGTTTGTTTTCTCGAATGAAACGCAACGTACGTTCGATGTAATCCACCTGCAGTTCGACGCATTTCTTGTTGATGGCCACGATGGGTGCGAGCGTTTGCGAGTACTCCTCCTCGGAAACGAAGCACACCCTTTCGTTGTGCACCGCCTCTCGTATCTCTTGCATACGAGAGGCGGGCGGTCGCGTGTATCCTTGACAGATCAAGTATCGCTCCGAATTCGCGGGACGACTCGTGTACGGTTTGTACATCGTCGTGTTCTGATACAACGTGCACAACAAAGTGACCAAGTTGATGGTGGATTTGCCGAACAGATCAAAAATCTTGATCACTAACGCGCCTCCGTCTTTCTGCACTCGCAGCGCGGCGTAGACCTCGCACATCAGGAGACGCACGAAGTTGTTTTCTTGAGAGTTGAAGTCCGAGCTGAAATCGAACCCTCCGTCCGCGGTGACGATTTGGCACGTGTTCTCCCCTACCGCCCGAACGTAATGGTCGATGTTCTCGAGTTTGTAAATGTCGCCCGTTCCGTCCACCCCCGTGTGTAGATGCACCGTGGAGTCGGACGCGATTTTCCAGTTAGGCACCGCTTTGTCGTCGGATATGAGCGTAATCGCGTGGAACGCATCCGCGTTCAGCTTGACTTGCTCGCACATCAGTTGCAACCCTTGGATGAAGCCCCCGGGGCCCTCGCACAAGTTTGCGATTTTTATGGACTCTCCGCGCACGTCGTCGAGAAGCCGATGTTCGTTGACGATCTCGACGATTTTGAAGAACGATCTACTCAAGGGAGTCACGTTTGCTACTCCCTCGTTATTAAACGAAAAAATAAACTCGTACTCGTTGGTGTACTTCTTGGCCACGTCCCATTTACGCTGATTGTTGATCCTGTTTTTCGCGGATTGAGCGAAATGTGACAATCGAGCATTTTCGCGTTCTAACGTTTGAACGCATATGGGTGTATTCTCCGCCCTAGCGTGTTTCATATCCACGGTGATCATGACCGCATACTTAGGTATCTTCTCACGCCACCTTCTTAAATACGAACCATCGGTTCAGGAAACTGAACTCTTTCAACGTTTCGTGCACGGTGAATAGCTGCGGATCGTAAATGTCGCGGAAGAGTCCCGACGCGGGTAGATCGAACTCGCTTTCCGCGGGACGCAGACCGTGCTTCTCGAGTGCCTCCACGAGCGTCTCCCGGAACACGAGAAACTCGTCGGACGCGCGGTTGATGGACTCCAAGTACACCGAAATTCGTTGTCCGGGCCTCGCAAGCTCGTCCAAGGGGGTGCTCGGTTCGTACCGTCGAGCGATACGCCACAGCAAGTTGTCGTTCAACCGTCCCTCCGTCTGTCCGTTCGAGGCGCTTTGAAGGCGCGCGTGCACGCGCGCGCCGTCCATGTGCGTCCCTATGAAGTACCCTCCCGGGCGCAACACGGAGGAGACGTTCGCGCAGAAGGTGTCGAGCGACTCCTCCGTACGGAAGAAGTAGTGGATCGCGAACTGACAACTCACCACATCCATCGGCGTGTTCATGGTGTTGTGGAACTCGCGCGCGGGAGATCGCTGCAGCGCGTCCTTGTGAGTCTTGCCCCACGCGATGTCGTACAGACTACGGAGAGACGCGCTTTCGATCTCGTTGTGCGAGTGCCACGAGCGCGACATGTCCTTTTGCAGGAGCAACACGCTGGGGCGATCTCGAGGAGCTTGCATCAGACGACGATACGCGCCGTCGTTGCTGTTGAGGAGGTTGTCCTCGCTCGAGTCGACGCCCACGATGTGTTTGAATCCCACTTGCGTCCATTTGTTGAGATCCCCCGCTTTTCCGCACGCGACCTCCAGGAGCCTCGTCCCACTGGCCTTTCGGGCCTCTCGGAAGAGCGGCAGCTTCACCCCCTTGTTGTGGAACACGTTCATCGGATACATCAGCGACTCTTCGCGTTTGATGCTCCGAGCGTAGTAGACGTCGGAGTCCTCCATCGTGGACTCCGATCGAGGAACCTCCTCGCGCCCCACGATCATTTCGCCCGTGACAGGGAACTGAATGGAGCGCCACACGTTCATCGCGGTCGTGTAGCTGTTCGCGGCCCCCGCGATCTTTCCGGTACGCGCGAACAGTTGCGTTTTGTCAAGGCGCACGCGCATCGGACGCCAACGCGCGTTAGGGTGAAGGGCGTTCTCGTCGTACATGAACTCCACGATGCTCTTGTTGATGATCTTGGTGTCGTCCATCGTCACCGGGACGCCACGATCCCCGAGCGGGAGGTACGCGGTGGTGAATCGATAGGGAATCATCTGATTGTTTTGAGCGACGCTCTGACGATCTAGCGCCTCGTACGGATCGATCTGCACGTCTTTGCTCGATTGAAAAGCGACGTTCAAGGAAGCCGCGGTGCACAAACCGAGCTCCGGAACTTGCACCTTGGACTCTTGGAACACGACCAGCATGTCGATCGAGTTCTCCTTGGGGGGTTTCCATTTGAACGTTCGCCGCCAGGTGTTCGAGAACTTGTTCTTGGGGAGGGGTTGTTTTTTGTAGAACGCGCCCACACCGAGATCCGCGGGAGTCAAAATGAGCCCGTCCACCGCGTAGGGATACGACGTCTCTTCGTACACCACACGAGCCATCTCGGCGAGTGGCTTTCCGTGCAGGAACTTCTTCGACCGAATTCGTACGAACTCTTTCGAGAGCCCGGCCGAGAGCGCCTCGCCGAGGTGCTTCATATGATCTACCCGATGGGGGACCAACACCTCGCTTCGCACGTCCTTACCACGATTGAAGTACACGTCGAAGATGGCGTACAAATTCATCTCCGAACCGAACTTGTCGCGACGGACGAACTCTCCGTCGAGGAGAGTCTTGGCGCACTCGGGGATCGCTCCTCCGAGGTAACGCACCCGCATTCGATTGTTGATCATGAACGGTTTGCCCGTCGCGTCTACGAACAGCAGCATACGCTCGCCGTCCGCTTTGTCGGTGACCGTGTACTCCTGTAGCACGGAAACACCCCCGACGATGTCGTCGCGCATGTTGTCGCGCTCCAAAGTGACCGGTTGATACGTGAGGAACAACTCTCGAGGTTGCCTGCGAGCGCGTTGTTCGATTTGATCTCGTTTCTTTCCTAGGGCGGGGTCGACCATACTCACGTACTCCACGATCGCTTGCAGTGTTTCGGAGCGAGTCAGCACGTGATCGGTGTCTTGCGACACCATGGTCGCGATCGCCGCCAAATCCATGAATCGCAGGGAGATCTCTCGATCCGAACCCGCCTTCGGATCCTCCAGCTCCACCTCGAACTCGTACTGTTGCTCCGCCCGCATGACCCCAGACTCGAAGATGGTGAGGCACGGTTTCTTCGACTGCCGAACGATGGTGAGATCGACGCGAAGACCCGGATGGTCCTTCGAACGGAAGGAGTATCTGCGCTTTTTACGAAACAGCTTCTGTTTCTCCGAGTAGCTCGCCAACAACACCGCTTTCTCCTCATCGTCGAGGTCGATCTCGCGACTCGCACGAAATCGCAGATTGTATTCGTCAAGATCTTTGCGTGTCACCTTCTCTTTGCGAATCGCCGCCGAGACCGGCCTCAACAGGTCGGTGCGACAGTACTCGCGCACCTCGAACTCGCCTTGGACCGTGAGACGCGCGTTGTCGTTCGCGAAGATCACGTCCATACTGTCGATATCCGCCTCGCGCGACATCTCGAAGTTCGTCTCCATGTAATCGTACATAAGGCGGAACGAGTCTCGATCCAACTTTTCGACGAACAACATCTCCAGTTCGAACGAAGCGTCGTTGCGACTCGAAGCCACGTACGCATCGAGCGCCTCCATGAATTGCAAGGAGGTTTTCATGGTCGCTTTACTTATCTTATGTGTGGAAAATAAATCAATTTTTAAACTGTTTTACCATGTTCGATACGGTCTTGGAGCGCACGACACAGCAGCTCGCGCTTCATCGCGCTCACGTTCGTTTCAGGCAACACCTCCGAAGCGTACGCTCGCAACTCGGTGATCCGCAGGTGTTTGAACGGGCGTTGTGGAACGAGGTGGCGCTCGGACATCTTCGAGTGCACCAACGACACGGACGCATACTGCTCAACACCCCAAGGAGCGAACACAACGTAATTCGAGGAAGCACCGTCCGCCATCACGTAGGTGCACTTGGTCTTGTTCACAAACACCACCCCACGTCCCAACAGACGAGTCACGAGCAGAGCCACATCCGGATGCGTGGGTGCTTCGTAGATCGGACGCTCCAAGGCGGCTAGATACGCCTCTTTGAGGACGCGATAGTTTTTGTTCACCTCTCGAGCGTGATCGTCGGTGGCCAACAACGCCAGCTTGTTTCGATACTCGTGCACGTCCACAAAGTGGTGCCCTTCGATTACGGTGGCCAGCATCTGAACGAGGCTCGTGCACGGAGACGGGCGTGGTTTGATCTTCAGATTGTCCGGAGGTTTGATAGAAACGTGGGAGGAGGAGGGGGCATGGTCGGGTTTGCACGGCGCCGAGGGACGCCCCCCCACGAAGTATCGATTCGTTACGACGCGTTTCGACGCAGCTCCGAGGTACCCTTGTTCGTAGACCGACCCCTTTCCTTTGTTCGCGTCGTTGTACGTCCCCACGATGTTTTCCAGCTCTTGGAACACCGCGCTCGAGGGATCCATGCGTGCGAGCGGGTCACACCAATATATACTCCTCTTTGAGCAATTCGTTTAAGTCCGATTCTTCGTTTCGCTTGTACACGTACTCGATCGCGACCGGCTTGTTGTACTTCTTCTTCACCAAGCTGAATTTGTTGTGCGCCTGCTTCTTGTTCGTTTTGTTGAACAACGTGTCGAACGTGGAAACGACACGTTCTTCGTGCTCTTTGTTCACCAAAAGCCCGCTGCTCGAGTCGCTCGTCATCTCGCAGATGACCTGCTCGATGTCCGCGTCGGACAAACCTTCGCCGTCGTCAATGGTCGCGTCCAACGCCTCCTCTACCACCTCGTTCTTCGCGCACAACTCGTCGATGTGCGCGTTGAGTTTGAAGATGTCGTCGTCGTTGAGAAGCCGAAGGTTCAAAAAAATACCGTTGTTGTTTCGTGTAAATTTGTCCGACAAGGTTTGGACGATGGAGAACAACTCGCGATGACAACTTGCGTCGAGGGACTCCACTTTGCGCACCACCTCCTCTCGAACGCACTTCATGGTCGCATGGATGTCATCACGCGCATCCTGTTTAAATAGTAACGCGATTACGCGACACTGTCGATTCAGTACAAGTCGGAGTCGGAGTCGTCCTCTTTGGGTTCCACTTCGTCCGGCACGAACAGCTCGCTCTGATCCAATTGGGACTCCGCGTCGCTCCCCTCCTCCGATCCCTCGGACTCCGAATCCATGTAACCCATTCCGGCCTCCTCTTCGGACTCGCCCTCCACCTCGTCCAGGACCGCGCCGCTGACGTTGTCGAAGAGCTCGACGGACGAAGTGGGCAGCTTCTCCACCATTTGACCGATGGTCGAGATGCGATTGTGGCGAAGCTGATACTTCTTACCGATGATCTCCACGTTGATCGAATCGCCGATCTTCAGATTGCTCAAGAGCGCGGTCGTGTTCTCCAACATATTCGTCACTTGTCTCGGAATGATGATGTCGATCACGTTCTGCGTACGCTCCGCATCGACGTATCCGGAGGCGCACAACACACCGAAAGAATTCATGTTCACGACATCCGCTCGCAGGACGCTTCCGACGGACGGATTGCAAATCGAGGCACGGAACACCACGTCGAAGATGACGAAGCCGTGAAAGGTGTGCAGCTCGACGTTGCCCGAACGCACCTTTTGAAGCTCGATGCTTCCGTGTCGCACGAAGCCGAATCGAGAGCACACCCCTTCGTATCGTTTGCGCAAGATGTTCTCCAACTCGGTTCGATACGATCCGTGTAAACCGGACGGATGTAGTTTCAAGCTGTCCTCGAGGGTTGCGTCGAAAAAGTTTTCCATCGTCGAACTTAAGTAATACAAATATTAATAACACGTTATAAATCAATTTTTTTCGGTCGCGATGATTTTCGTGATGGGGCGTTGGACGCGATTCGTCCGTCGAAGCGCGTACTCGTACACTTCGCACCATGTGTTCTTCATGATCTTCTCCTTGGCGGCCACCTGCGTTCCGATCAAACTCTTCGCGAAACGTTGCACGTCGGACACCTTGATACTCGAGGTAGAGACGCAACTGGTGCCCACCTGATTGACCTTGCCGATCTTGTCCGGATTCAACATCTTGAAGGCGCCCCCGGGTTCCACGAAACCCAACCAATCGGACGATTCGATGTGTCGCTTTCTCAACGCGCGGACGAATTTGTCGTTTCGAACCACCGTGGCTTTGGTGCCGTCGAAGTTGTAGAAGATCCGTTCGAACGGATCGTAAAACACCTCCTTGTTATCGAAAGGCACTATCAAGCCTTCGCGCAGCGATCGAGTCACGCTCTCGGGACGATCCTCCTTGGCACGAATCAGTCTCCGCAACTCCGGACGGTTCATTCGATCGATCACCATGTCCGTCAGAACGTTCGCATCGAGCGCGTCCTTCACGATGTTTCCGATACGCTCCCGCAGATTCGAGACGCTCTCCTCCATAGACTTCAACACGTCGCGCGCCGTCTGCGTGTCCGACTCCTCCAAGGTGGCAGCCATGTTCTCCTCTTCACGAGGATCGAACGTCGCTAGACCCACGCGGGCGACTCGCGTGGGGGGCGATGTCAGACGGTCTTTCGTGGTGATCTTGGTGTCGTGTATCGCGTCGGGTTGAAACAGAAACGCGTCCTTCAACGGCACGGTCACCCCGTCCTGCTCCCCGATGCGAACACGATGTCGTACGCGCCCCAACCAAGCGAGCGCGGCGCGCACGACGTTGGGGCGGTCTTTGAATTGGGGGAGCTTCAAAATGGAGTCCATCTTCGTGTACACTATGTTTTCGTTCTCCGCGTAAGCCGCGATGCGTTTCGCGATCGCGACGACGTCCACCATCGTCAACGCGGACTCCTTTTCGAAATCCCGAAGGACCTCCACCTCTCTGGAACCAGAGCATTTGCTCGAGGTGTCGGTGCTAGCGGGGAGCGCGCGCGCGATCCCCTTCGAGTCCGTCACGGAACGCGCGGCGATGTTGCGCTGATTGCGCTTTATGTTCAAGGGGCAGTCTAACGCGTTTCTCGACAGCACGGCCTCGACCGCTTCGATTCGACGCTGCTTCCCCGCGGCTCTTCGATATCGCTGATAGTTGATGGACTCCACCTTCTTGGAGAGCAGCGCGACGTGACGGAACACGGTGACGTTGCGCTTCTCCTCTGGAAGCGCGTCGTGACTACGGAACCTAACCCCACGCCCGATCACCTGCTCTAGCTTGTTCAGGTTATGCCAAGGCTCCATCACGTGGATCTCTCGCACGCATTTGAGGTCGAGCCCTTCGGATCCCGCCTGCGAAATGAGGACCACTTTGACACGTTCGCCGTTGGAGTTGCTCGGATCGTTCAGAACGCGCAGCTCGTCGTCGTTGTTCGCCGACAACCATTGTTTCGCGGTGATCATGATGTATCCCCCCTTTTTCTCGCCGGCACCCTCTCCATGTTGCTGGAGCAGCGGCACTCCATACTTCGTGTAACCCGCGTGCTCTAATGCGATCGCGAGGGGCAGCAAACCACTGTATATGTACGAAGAGTACACCAACACGATCCCCTCCGCCGTATGCACATGGCGCAAAATGGAGGCTAACTTGCATCCGTGCGTCTCCAAACTCTTCTCCGTGAGTCGATCCTCCACGGTGTCGCGATATCGCAAGGGGACGCTCTCCCCCTGAAACAACATGCGAAATCCCTCCGCGCCGTACGAGTCGGTGCCCGGGTACATCAGGTTCGAGATCTGATCCAAACGAGACATCGCGTTCGTGCCCTTCGTGTTACGCACGGTCTCCACGTACGCGGCGCGTTGCACCTTGCCCATACGAGAGGCGGTCAAGACGAGCGTGTCTACCGGACGCAACTCGTCCACCCCGTTGAAAGCGACCGTGGGGTGCGCGAACCGCGTGTCGTCGTCCATGTTCTCCAAACGCGCCGGAAAGTGTTCCGGGTCCTGACCTCGCAAGTACGACACGTAGTGGCGCGCGAAGTACCCCAAGTTCGCCTTCGACGTGGCGGTGAGCTTGTCGTCCCGCGTGAATTCCACGCTCGTGTCGTAGTGCGTCCCCGTCTTATCGCAAGAGTACATCACGTCCATCAGCCACGTGATCTCGTTCGCGTTGTTGAACATGGGGGTGGCGGTGAGCATCACGAGACGAATGCCGATCGCGTCGCGCATGATCATACGGAGCGCCTTCGGAAACAGCTTAGCGGCGTGCGACTCCTCGTTGGAGTCGTCCATCGTGCGTATGTTGTGCACCTCGTCGATCACGACCACCCGGTCGGAAAAACGAGCTCGGATCTGCGCGCGAATGTCGTTCGCGGCGTCCTCCTTTCGCACGTGATGACGTTTGGCGACGCTCGCCATACGGTTCAACAGGTTGACCACGCGCAAAAACCCCATGAACTCGAACTCCGTGTTGATCATTTTTTGCACCTCTCGGGACAACACCGTCGGACCGAGCAAATGCCAATCCGGAATGCGATCCAAGTAACGGTTTCCGTGGCAGTTGTCGTAGGTGCGAGAGGCGAAGTTCACACGATCGACGTTGAAGAGCTCCTTTCGAAAGTTGTTCTCCAAATTGGACGGTAGGATCACCAAGGTGCGATTGGAGTAGAAGTGCACGAAGTTGGTCGCGATCTGCACCGCACTGCAGGTTTTCCCCACGCCCACCCCGTGGAACAACAGCACGCCTCGATTGTCCGTGTCGGGCGACAGCAGCTTCTTCAAAAAGCGCTGATTGTCCGTCAACTCGAACCCCGGATTGCCTATCGGGGCGTCCTCCAACGTGAAGCCGTAGTGCGGGTGCTCCTTCACCCGATCCCGCACCACGTCCTCGCGCAAACGCATCAGTTGAGACTGCGCGCGATACCGTGTGTCCATGTCGTCGGTCTCCTCGTAGGATATCAGGAGCTTTCGCACGCGATCGTAGCGATCGTCCAAATTCAAAGCGGCGTACTCCTCCGTGTCGATGAGTTCCGACTCCTCCTCGTCGTCCTCGCCGTAGTCGATGTCCAAATCGATGAACACCCCGTCCGAATCGTCCTCCGAGTCGGATTCTTCGTTCGAATCGTCGTTCGAATCGTCGAAGTTTTCCGAAGCGTTCGCGTCTTTAGGGGCATCCTGGTTGATGTTTTGAAACAAGTCGTTTTGTGGAACGCAGGGAATCAACAAATCGAAATGCAACCCCAAGCTGCTCTTGTCTTGTTGCTCGACGTTCTCTCCACCGGAGTTGATCATGTATAATATCGCCTTGCAATCTTCCAACTGACTGTCGTCTCCAAGACCGTTGTGGAAATGATAGATCCACTGTTCGACTGCGTTCGACCACACCGCGATGCACACGTCCAACAGACGCGCCGCGCCGTAGATCTCCTCGTCCTCTGCCCACTCTCCCGTTTCCAAACGAGCCACCGCCTCGACAATCATGCCCGGATCTCTAGCCAACGCCTTTCGCAACGCGGCCACGCTGCTAGGTCGTGGTAAATTCGGATAGACCTCCTTCATACCACGTAGGCACGCATGGAAAAAACAGTCACCGTCTCCAGGAACGAACACCGTACGATACAAACGCGTCGAATACGGTCGCAACACACGTATTGCCGACATTGTTTATAGTAATTTAGATTTTCTTATTTGACTGTGAATGCGTCGAAAAAGTTCGAACTTTTCGATTTGCATAGAGATCTTGTCGCTCACCTGATCGTAGGTCATCCACCGCACGTCCTTGATCTCCTTAATTTGATCGTAGTTGTCCTTGTCGAAGAAAACGTCGTCCAGATTGTTACGCACATAAGACGCCAAATAAAAGACGTTTCGGTATCGTTGCTTGTTTTTCCCAATGAATATCTCTTCGTATTGTTTGCAGTTGTCGTTGAGGCGTATAAACTTGCGATGAATGGAAGTCTCCTCCTCGAACTCGCGCATCGCGCACGCGACGTCCGACTCGTTCAACTTACGGCGTCCTTTCGGAAACTCCCACTCCGGTTCTTGGATGCTTCTGGTAGTATCCGCGAAGTATTGCATGTCTACGTTGATGATGCCGTCCCGAGTTTTGATTTTGTATCCGTTCTTGAGCTTGGTGTACTTCGTCCGCGATATGTTGAATTCCTTTTTCAAATTGTTGGTGTTGTTCACCCACAACATCTGCCATACGGTCTCGAACTCGTTGCGCAACAGTTTCTGCTTCTCTTCCACCGTCATATGCGTGAACAGCTTCGAAATGTACCCGATGTTCTTCACGTCGTACTTTCCTCGAATGAACTCAGTGTAACACAAGGAGTCCTTTCGTTGTACCATGAGAAATCGCAGCGTGTTACGATGCGTGTGGTACGCGATGATGCCGAAGCTCGTGATGGGGAAATTGCAATTTTTGGAGGTGTGCCCCGTATAGCCGCAATTGATACATATCATATCTTTTTTAACATAATCCATGCCTACTCACGTAGGGTACCGCTTGCGCCTTGTCTTAAAGTACTAAATGATGCACGACTTGAAATAAATCTTTATACATCTAAAATATTCCCCCTTATGAAGCCTGTGATTTGGGGTCCCCATGTGTGGTACACGATGCACTACGTGGCGCTTCGCTATCCGCAGTCTCCTCGTCATGAGGACAAGGAGACCTATTATCAATTCTACCGCAAGCTCGGAGCCGTGTTGCCCTGCGCCGAGTGTCGCACCCATTTCCGTCAGGTGTGGAAGGAGGCGCCACTCACCCTGGACGAACTGCACTCGCGAAGCACGCTGTTCGCGTGGACGGTTCGTGTTCACAACATCGTGAACAAATCGCTGAACAAACCGGAGATGCCTCTTGTGGAAGCTCAGCGAAAGTACACCACTCGCAAGATGCCCAACACGGTCGTGGACACGGTCGTGGACGAAGAGTTCCACGTGGAAACACCGTACGACTCCACCATCGCGCTGTTCGAAAGCCTGCTTATGGTCGGCTTGCTTTTGGCGCTGATGCTAAACATTAAAAAACTCCCGATTTAATCTCGGGTTCGATTCGTATCCGTTTCGGGATTGTGAACGTCAAGAACCGACGCGTTGTCGTTCGAGTAGGCGGGGGGGTTGATGAGTCCAATTCGCGACAGAGCCGCTTGCAACTTACGCAGCAGCCGCGCGTCCTCTTCGGAGTGCACCAACCGAAACTTGACTTGCAGCGACGAAAACTGAATCGGCGTCGTCGTATCGAAGACGTGGCGCGCGCGAATCTCGTACTCCGTTCCGTGCACCACGACCCGTTTCGAAAACCCGAAACACATCTCGCACAACGTAAGTTCCACGCACACCCGCGGCTTCCGAGCGTGCTCTATCGTCACGATCACGTCGTTCGTTGAGGACATGGGCATCAGTCCCGGTGGTGTGTTCGGGGGTACACGTATCACTCGTTCGATCGTTTTTTCCACCGATCCAGAGCCGTCGCACATCGGACACGGGATCGGTTCCATCACGTACACACCGCGCCCCTCGCAGGCGTCGCAGTGTCGACGAGCCGTCGATATCCCTTGGCAATTTCGACATCGGATGAACGATTTGGAATGCACCCCCGTCCCCAAGCAGATGTCGCAGTCGCGCGTGTCTCGAATCCGAACGCGTCGCGCGCATCCATGCGACACTTCGTCTTTGTTCAGCACGATCGTCGTGGGATACCGCTTCACAAACGAGCGAAACACCTCGCGAAACGTGTCGTACTCGCTCCCGGAGGAGTAGTCCTTCGAGGCGTACTCGCTCCCGGAGGAGTGGTCCTTCGAGGTCGGTTTGTCCGTGTTCATGAGGGTTTCATACGCGCGTTGGATCGTTTTGAAACGATCGGCGTCTCCTCCGGGACGATCCGGATGATGCGTGCGCGCGAGTTCTCGATAACGTTTGCGAATCGATTCCACGTCACAATCCTTCGGAAGTCCGAGGATCTCTCGCGGATTCATAGAAAAACATTCAACAAGAAAAACGTATTAAATACAACTACCGAATCATATGTTTAAACCTACTCACGGGTGTCTTATTTTCCTAACCATCCATCATGGACAACGAGTACGACGAACACGTTCGACGACACGCGAAACGAGTGCTGAGCGTCGGCTCCGAGTACACCTTGGAGCAACTCAAAGCGCAATATCGCCAAATGGCGAGGAGACACCACCCCGACAAGGGCGGACGACAGGAGGACTTCGACTACCTCACCCAATGCTTCAAGTTCCTTTACGAACAGAAGACCAACGAAGCGCGTAGCTTCGAAAGCATGCGCGAGGCCGCGCGCGGCGCCGCGAGCAGCGTCCCCGACGAACGCGTCAGCTTCTCCGACGACGACTTTCAACGCCGTTTCAACGCGTTTTACGAAAAGAATCATCTGAAGGATCCCGACGAAGACCGAGGATACGAAGACTTCATGACGGAACACACGGTGAAGACGCACGGCTCGCGTTACTTTCGCATGGACAAATTTCGTCCGCCCTCTCCTCAACGTTCGAGCGATCGATTCGAATGCCACGAGCTGGGAGCGAATATCAAGGATTTCTCCGGGAGTCGTCGAGATCTGCATTACATGGACTATCGCCGTGCGCACACCACCGACAAGTTGGTCGACGAGCGTCACGCCGCGGAACGCGCCACGTACCGTAACGTGGAGGAGCTGCAAGTCGCTCGAGAAGTGGTCCCCTCCGAGATGACCGATCAAGATCGTGTTCGTTACGAAAAGGAGAACTCCCTAGAACGCCAACGAGAAGACAAGCGCGCTCGGCGAGCGAAAGAGTGGGACTCGAAGTCCCACTCTCATTTCTTGAACGTGAATCGTCAACGAATCATGTAGGCTTTCACTTCGCAAACTCGAACAACCACTCGTTCTCGCACGACCCGTGCGTTGATTTCAGCATGTCGCGAGCTTCGGCACTCACTCCGTTCAAGTAGACGATGTCGGTGACGTTGGGTATAGATATCGGGAACGGATAACGATCCAACTCGTGCACAATCACGAAGAACCGCTCTTTGTTGTTCGAAATCTGTGTGATGGTGTTGTTCAAAGTGCTCGGGCGTAGTAAATTGCAAAACTCGGAAGACGAGAGCTCTTTGTTCGCTTTTTCAATCTGTCGCGCGAACGTGCGCGATGTGGACGCTATCAAAACGCTTCGCGCTTCGGTGTTCCGAAGCCGGCGGATCAATACGCACACGTTTTCGATCATACTCGCGGTGTGTTCGTAGTCCTGCACGTTATCGATGTAGCATCGACGCAGTTCCACCGACTCCTCGATCACGAAGACGTCGGCGTCATCGTAGTTGCACAAAGGGCACCGCTTGCATCGTTCGAACCACTTGTGGATGCACGTGAAGCACACTCGGTTGGAGCAGCATCGCATCACGCACGGATTCTCCACGTTCGAATAGCAGATGAAGCAGGTGTCCTCCGTGGACATGTTCCTGTTCACTCGATTGAGTATGTCGTTTCGATGCGCGCACGCGCGCTCGCGTTTCCGTACGAGATCGTTGATGCGTGTGCAAAGAGACTCTTTGTCTCGTTCCGAACCGTGCTCCAACGTGTGGATCTGCGCGTCGATGTTGCCGATGCTGTCGTTCACGAATCGCAACATGTGATTCACAATGCTCTCTCGATCCCGTTTGCTTTCGTGCGTGATGTGATGCAACGATCGAGTCACATCCACCGGGTCGAGATCGTTTTGGACCACTTGCTGAACCAACGAACTCATCGTGAGCGCGCTCGGGGCGGTGCTCACGATGCGGAACGGCTCCTTGTGTCGAAGGCACCTCTCGTCGTCTTGAACCAACACCGCTTTCGCGATTCGAGCAGGAAGCGCGGACAAAATGGTCGCCTTTTCCAAAGTGGAGTGTACGAACCAGTAGAAGTCCGCGTCCAAGGTGTCGATGGTGCGGATGTACGCGCAGACGTTGTACAGAATCACCTTCTGAAAACGACGCCGATAGATGATGTTCCGCTTACGACGATACATGGACTCGCTCAGCACGATCCCTGTGGTATTCGAGTCGAACGCCTCCTCGATCTCACGATTCGTGAACACGACGCTCAGCTCTTTCGTCGACTTCGACCTCCACATATTGATCAACATGTCCGGCACGATCACCAAATTGAACAGTTGCGAATTCTCGCTCGACACATGCATCACGTGGACGAGTTGCCGAACGTGAGTGGAGAGCAACGTGGGCACACACACTTTGGTCTTTGCGAGGGCTTCGATCACTTCGTCGTTCGAAGTGATCAACACACCAAGACGAGAGTGGATGGCAACCGTATTTTCGACCAACACTCCCTTTTCCTTCTCGACGCATTTTTGTAAAAGCGCTGATACACATTGGGAGTCAATCATAGGTTTATATTTTACGTCCGGATGTTTTGGGAATAAGCCATTTAAAACGCTTTTGCAATAGTATACCGAATAAATCCTGTAGACGAGAGTACCATGCCTATTGACGACATTGATTATCTCCTCGAACACAGTGTCGAGGAGAATATCATCATTTTGGTGGACAGCCGACAACGCAACCGCGCCGTGTTTCCCTCGTCTGCGGAGTTCGAAATCACATTCAACGAACCCTTTCGATTCGTCAACGGAATCGAAATATTGAACACGTCTATCCCCCGCACCTTGTTCATGGTAGACGAGCACAACAATCGTTTGATCATACGAAGCTTGTTGGCACCAATCAAGTCCCAGAATCAATCTGTGCTCGCTTTGTTAAACGACTCCTTCGAACCGATCGTAAACACCATCCTTCCTCAAGACTTCCAAAGTGCGAGCGAGTTCTTCAACATCTTCAACGATCAGATCGATTTGAACGTGTTCCAATTGGACAATTTCGAAGAGAAATACGTTTCCGACGATGTCATCCATCAACGAAGCAAAGCGGACTTTCCCGTTCCCCGACTGCGGGCGGACATCTCCCCGTTTCTGATCGACAACACTACGTCCACGATGCGTCACGTCTTGGGATTTCCGAATCCTCCGCAACGCGCCGATTTCGAAAAATACGCCGGGATTCGAGACTTGTACTCCAATCGAGGCATGATTTGCTCGAACGCCACTCGCTACAATCTAGCGAACGCTTTCGCGCGCCCCAATCGCGGAGTAGGATACGACGCCGCGAACGTGACTCACCAAAGCGTGGCGATCGAAACGTCCGACATCACCACAGAGAGCCGCGAAAGCTTCATACCGGACACCGTGTCCTTGATGATCAACGCGTCCTATCGACACGTTCCCACGGTAGGGACGAACACCTTCCTCTCCAACCTGCTCCTGCAGTTCGACGTCGACATCAGTCAGTACGTGTTCCAAAGTACGTGCACGTTGACACGATTCGTATCCGACAACAGCGAGGAACGGCGACTTTTGAACAAGTTGCCTATGATGCTAAACGATCTAAGCTACC